TTTATCCTATTCTCCAGGAGACGGAGAGTTAATAGCGGTTCTAATTGTACCGTCCATATACTCGTCTCTTCTTCTTCTACCTTGTTGTTCTATACCATATGTAGCCATACTTCTAGTATAAGATTGTTCGTATAATTGTAACATATCTGTTGGTCCTTTTAAATAACCATAAGTTTCAGCTAAACATGCATATAATATTAAATCTGGGTAATTTGTAGATACATAAGTCGTAGTCGCGTCGCTAGCTGTAATAGTGTCTGGTTGCTTGACATATGCAACGTGGCACACGTAAGCAGCATCGGGCGTCGGGGCTACAAAAATTTTAGTGGTGTTCCTGTTAGAATAGTATTTTGGAACATTGTTAGGTGCAGCAGATGCTGTACTCGGTGTATTATAATATTCTTCCATAAAAGAAGTATCTCTAAGCTCTAAATTTTTTCTAACAGCTGGTGTTTTAGTTGTATCATTGATGTAAATATATCTTATAAATCTTGTATTAGCCGGCGTATCAACTACCCTGCTACCTGGAGTCAAAGTAATTGTATCATAGAAACGAGCGTCGTCTGTATCAGTTTCTCTAAATATTCTAGCTTCAGCATTTTTCACAATAGTTGTAAGAATAGCATCATTTAATACTGTGCTATCAACTTCTGTGTAACTTCTAATATCTGATTTTAATTCTCCAAAATTCATAATTATGCCTTAAATACTACCGGTCCAGATGAACACTGTAAACCGCCTCCTTCTTTGCTTGTACTAGCTGCTGTCAAATTAGTAAAGTTAAAACTGTTAAAAACTGTAATTGTAGGTGGTTGTCCAGGATTTGGAACTGTACTTGAATTCATAGTAATTTCAAAAGATCCAAATACTTTTGCGCCATTTTCGTGCGTGCCAGCTGTTGTATTACCCGATGTTACACCTCTAAATGGAGCTGTAGTTCCTCTTACGCAACCCGTTAAATCATTACCAACTTTACCGGTATATTGAATTGTTTCGTTTTGAAATAATAATGTTACAGGATTTATTTTTTCAATAAATATAAATCCACTGTTTGGAAAATTACTTGCATCGTTTAAAGTTATTGTTGTAGCAATATCAGTAATTGCACCATTTAAAGTAGATTGTAATTGTATTGCTTGAATCGGTACGTCAGATACACCAGTTTTTAGTTCATCAAAAACCACAAAATCTCCAGTCTTGTAACCACTGTTTGGAAAATTACATGTTATTACATTTGATCCTGCAGTCGAAGAAAAAGGATTTTCAGGGAGTATATCAAAAGTTGGTGGCTCAGTTCTATCAGGTCTAGCATTTTGTAAACCTTGTGGGTCACCACCAATTGGTATTGGATTTAGTTGAGGTTGTTTAGGTTCATATTCTGATATATGAACAAATGCTCCATTCCATTCTCTAACCATTTCATTATAAGGAAACTGCATTCCTGATCGATCAGAGATTGCTAATGCGTGTCTGCCTTTTGATAAATTAGTCATAATTAATTACCGTTCTTAACGTCTAAAGTGTCTCCATTTAATACATATAATATGTTTAAAGAAGCAGAAACATTAAAATCTACAGATCCCGAACTAGATTCAGCTCTAAACTCTATATCTGTTTTCTCGGTTAATTTAAGTGGAAAACTATAATTTTGTAAATGATTTCCATCTGTTAATACAATTACTTCTTTTGTATTAAATACTCCACCATAAGGTCTTGCTACTAATACAGTTTTTAAAACAGCAGGAGTATTTGAACTATTTCCTGTTGAGATATTTGTTTGATAAATATAAGCAGTGTAACCAACAGGTACTGTCCAAAATGCTTGTAATGTTTGATTACTACCATCTCCATTAATTGTTGTATAAGGTGTTGCAGGAACTCCACCTACAGGAGCTGCCTCAGTTCCAACGTAGATAACACCTTCATTACTTCCTGTAGCTCCAGCAGTATTAACAATACCCCTGTTTACTCTTATCCAATTATTAGCTAAACCTAGTTGAACAGCTGTTTGTCCATTTAAATCTACCGTAATACTAATTTCATTATAATCAGCGTCTAATCCTGAAATAGTTACGTTTTGTGCTCCAGTTCCAGCGGCTGTATCGTTTGCGCTTGAACTTGAAACATACAAAGTAGATGCACTTGTTAAATAAGTATATAATCCACCTTGTTTCCAAATAGTTGCTAAACTATTTTCAACAACTTCATTCTGTCCAAATTTATATACATTTTTATGAAAAGCAATTTGTCCTTCAGATACCTGTAATTCAAAAGGTTCGTGTTTACCTTGTTTAGTGACTGATGTAACTTTTCTTGTCATTTACTAAATCTCCGGAAAATAAGTTCTCGGTGTTACAAATAAACTAGAAGAAGATCCATCGTTTTGTAATGCTCTTTGTAGTTCATCTTCATATAACATTTTTAAATTTTGAACCGCAGCTGGTTGAAACTTAAGTGCTAAATAATAAGAAAGTCCTGCTACCATACAAGGTACAAATCTATAAGGTACATCTGCATCATTAGTATAAACTCCAGCATCTTGAATTCTTGAAGCATAATAATAGTTAATACTATTACCGGCTTCAGTTGCACCCGGAGTTAAGAATAAAGTTATTGTTATTCTATCAATAAATCTTTGAACAAAAAATTGTGTAGGTGATCCTTGTTGAGATTTATCTGCAAAAGATTGATAGATCGATCTATTTATTTTAGTTAATGGAAAATCTATATTTTGTTGATTTCTATAAGAAGCTTCTAAAATATCATCAACTCCATAAATAGCGTTAGCGTCTGAAGTACCGTCTTCAGGTGATCTATACATAGTATATAGATTCTGACCTTGCACTAAAGTTAAGTTATTGTTTTTGATTTCCCAATAGTGAAGACCTCTATTAGACCATTCTTGAAACATTATATTTAATGATCTTCGAGCAGAGCTTAATTGTTGACCGGTAACACCAGTCATATTTATTCTCTCATACGCTTCGTGAATTATATCATCTATAGAAAAACCTTTTTCAAAGGTTGTTGTTCCCGAAGTAGTATTAGCCATGAGCTTACGCTCCCGTAATAGTTATAGTAACGCTTCCGCCTGCTCCAGTTAAATTATAAACAATTCCTTCTTTAAATAAAATACCAGAACCTGGAACATATACTTCTAAACCTTCTTCACCATAGTTATAAGTAGCTACAGCTGTTCCCGGTGTTAATGCGTCTGCAGAATCGTAAAAAACTATTGTAGAACCTGCTACTCCTTTTCCTTGAATAGAAGTAATTCTAGCTCTACCTGTTTTACCTAAAGTATCTGCTCCGACTGTATCGAAGGTTAAGGTTGTTTGATCTGATGTTGCGCTTCCTGACATATTTGTTCTCCTAAGTTATAGAGCTACCGAAGTAGCTCCATAAAAATTAATTATACTCTAACCCAGCCGTATGTTGAACCGCTGTAAATGTATTGACCCGCAGTAGTTCCAAATCCTCTTGGAATAGGTGTACCTTTACTATAAGATGCTCCACCAGTTCCACCAGCTCCGGATACAACGCCTTCAATTCCACCAGCGCCTTCAAAAAATACATATTCGTTAAACGTAAAACCATTTGAGTTTTGCGTAATATTTTTTAATTGTATTGTATCACCAACACCTGGTGTTGCAGGCATTGTAATAATTATGTCTGCTGCTTGCGCGTTGTTATCTACAAATAATCCAGTAGCTGCACTTGCAGATTTACTTGCAGTGATAACTTCCCATGTAACTCCACCAACTGATGAAGTACTTCCGTCTGAATTTTGTATTATAATTTCACCATTAACGCCTTCAGAAGTAGTTGTTGCTGTTCTTCCAATGACCAATGGTCCTGTAAATGTAGTTCTTGCCATAATTTTTCTCCTTTTCCTAGTTAATAGATTATAGTCTCTAGGCCGTCGACTATACGCGTCTATAATCTTTTTAAATGTATAGTGTGTTTTTTATACAACAGTTTTTAATAGAGTGCAAGAAAGCCTACAGTGTGGAGTGGATTTTTCCAACGATGTAGCTTTTTACTAAGTTGCTACTGAAACTTCAGGAGCAGAACCTTCAATGTTGTTCTGTCTATGGGCGATCTGAGCTTCTTCTAGCTTGATCTTTGTAATGATTTCTTTGACTTTGTCGTCAATTCTAACCATTTCAAGAGTATACCTATTATTATCTAGGTGCTCCTGTTCCCACTTCAACTCCAAGGACCTTTTTGCTTTGTATAGGTCTTGTATCATTTATAACTTCCTCATAAGTTATTCTATTTACCTTATTGTCATAACTGACGCCAAGGTTTTCCCAAACTATACTATTTTCTCCTAGTTTGTCAAGGATTGCTTTTTCAAGTGATTGAGGGTCGTCTTCTGATATAACTTTAAACCTAGAATGGTGATCGTAGGCCCAAAT